ATAGTACCGCTGACACAAAGCCAACTCAGTACCATAAGGGCGGTAATCAAAACTCGTTGCTGTTGAGCCTTTTTCTAGTTGTACGCCTGTGATGTAGAAGGTTGCCCCGTTTGTGCCGACTACGCTTGTTGCTCCTGTGGCTGAAAGATATTGTGCGCCAGCCCATGCACCAGCAGAGCCACTTTGTCCAGAGCCAGCACCAAGGCTTAAAATAACTCGAAGTCCAATACCATTTGTTGTCAGCCAAGTTCCTGAAGTATCTCCAGCAATTGTTACAAATTTTTGTTCCCAAGTATTTGCAGCAGAAATAGTATAGGTAAACGGGTAAGAACGGTTAATTGCTGAGTTATTTAACGCGCCGCCAAAAGTTCCTGTCAATGAACTACGAACCCAGAAAGACAACGTAACCGTTGCAGCGCCAGCAGCGCCCCAACCAAGGTCGGCAACATTTAAGCCTTCAATTTTTTGTTGGAACAAAAAGTAATCGTTGGTTAAAACACTATACGCTGATAAAGAAGTTGCCCCAAGATAATTTGTAAATCCTGTTGGTGGAGTTACAGAACCAGCATTTTGTTGAACGCTGAATTTAGAGGCTTGTGAAATACTTGCGCCCCATCTGTCTAAAGTGTATTGTCCATCTGTAGTAGGAGTAACACTAGCCCCCGCATTACGCTGGTCTATCACCATCGCACCATTGATGATGCGGTTCTTAAAGCCATAGTAACCAGTCGTAGTGCCTGTACCGCCATTAGCCTCAGAAATCGTGCCTGTTAAGCCAGATGTTGGTAATCCTGTGCAGTTTGTTAGAGTTCCACTTGCTGGCGTTCCTAATACTGGGGTAACCAAAGTAGGGCTTGTGGACAAAACATTGTTGCCAGAACCAGTAGAAGTTGTTACGCCTGTACCGCCATTAGTTACAGCCAAAGTACCTGCTAAAGAAACCGCACCTGTAGTTGCTGTACTAGGAGTTAATCCTGTTGTACCTGCGCTAAACGATGTAACACCACCCGTGGATGCCGACCATGTAGCAGTCGATCCGTTAGATGTAAGGACATAACCGTTTGTGCCAATACCAAGTCTTGTAGCGCTGTTTGTGCCGTTGCCAATGATTAGATCACCAGTTGTCGTGATTGGAGACAAAGCATTGAAACCAGCATTAGCCGTAGTCTGCCCTGTTCCGCCATTAGCAATCGCTACAGTCCCAGTTACATTGGATGCTGTGCCTGTTGTGTTCTGATTTAGTGTTGGAACGTCCGCAGCCTGTATATTTGACAAAGCAGTATTGGTTCCATCTGACCTGAGATATCTACCAGAAACTTGAGTTCCAGCCAACGCAGTTAATGCTGCAGCTTGAGTTGTTTGACCAGTACCACCATTTGCTATGGCTACTGTTCCTGTTACATTGCCTGCATTTCCTGTGGTATTTAATCCTGTAACGCTTGTTACCGTATCACCCAAAGCCACTGCTGTACTACCCAAAGTAATAGGCGTGGCAAAGTTTGCATCTAACTGAGATAGCGGTAATGGAGAAGTTGCTGTGGCAAAGGTGTTTGGGACTGCCATGTTAATTAACTTTCTGCGTCAATAAGTGACCAAGAAGTAGCCTCCGAATCATCAATTGTAGTCCAAGAAGATGTTTGCGCGTTGTTTATCGCCGTCCATGCGGCTGTTTGAGGGTTGTTAATTGTTGTCCAACCAGCCGTTTCTGAATTGTCTATAGCCGCCCAATTTGCTGTTTGGCTATCATCAATTAGTTTCCAGTATACGGCAACCAAAGTTCCCGTCAAGCCTGAAGCAGAAACTCCAGATAAGGCGACAGTAACGCTTGGTGTTACAGAACCAACTTGACCAGATGCAGTATTGCCAGTTAAAACTTGTGTGGCAATAACGGAACCGACAGAACCCGTTATGTACGGACCGTATGTATTTACCCATGCAACTGTTGCACTGCTGTTGTTTGTCCAAGTTACCGCGCTGCTGCTGTTATTTAACCAAGTTACTGGTTGAGCAGATGGGATGGGTACTGTAATGTTTGGTACTAATGCCCCTATATTGCCAGTTGCCGGATTGCTATTAAGCCCAACAGAAACCGATTTAATAACAGAACTAACGCTACCAGAAGCTGCAACTCCGCTAATTGCTTTTGTTATATTTGCGGTTACCGCCCCAGCGCTACCAGAAGCCGTAACTCCTGAGAGCGCTATCGATATACCGCCATTAGATACCGTACCAGTAGAGCCAGACGCATTTACACCAGTCAATTCAGTAGTTTGAGCAACAGTGCCAACTGCACCAGCCGATGCGACGCCAGACAGCGCTACCGATATATTTGGGGTTTCAGTGCCATCAAACCCAGAAGCAGTAACACCTGTTAATGCAACAGATATGCTAGGTGTAACCGTTCCTACAGAACCTGTGGCTAAATCCCCGGCTAGATTAGGAACTAGTGTTCCAACATTTCCAGACGCGGCTACGCCTGTAAGCGCAACAGTTACATCTGTGCCTGTAGAGGCAAACGGGGCGGAAGCAAACGGGGATAGACCAAACATGGTTTAAACGGCTTATAGCCGCCCCCGCTTATGTGGTAGAAATACGCAGTAAAGCTGATGTCGTATTGTTCGTAGGCATAGTCAGCGTGAAATTACCCGCCGTAATGGTCTGAGAACCAAACGTAAAGACCGCCACAGCAGCATTGCTCTGAGTTGAGTTATACATCAACATCGCATTAAATGAGGTAGACAATGTAACCGTAGAGTAAACAATACTGGCTGATGGAGTCCAGTACCCAACCCCTGCCGTAGAAGAAGAATTGGTTGAGGTTGGGGCTGTAGCATTGGTTACTGTTACTCCGCCAGCAGTGTAGTTTGTTCCCGTTACCTCGCCCGTAGCTGTGTAAGCTGTAGTAGAAGCATCAATAGAACCGCTAGTTAAATACAAAGCTGCTTTAAAAGTGTCAGCAGTAGACGCCGCACGGATAGGAGCAGAACCAAAATTATGGGTTCCAGTCATTAACTGCCCCAAAAAAGAAGTACACATTGATTGGGTATTTGCCATGATTTATCCTTTTAACCTAAAGAAGTAGTTTCGCCACCAATAAAACTTGGCACTTTTTTCAAAGTCACATGGGCAGAACGGTGGACAAGTTCTTCACCTTTCCAATACTCAACCCAAGTGGTTAACTCGTTGTCGTCTTCAAACGTGCCTTCCTTTTTTTCAAGAAGTGATTCGTCCATCTCGCCGTATGTAGTGGTTACAAGTGCCATTACGAAATCCTTATGATTGCTGATGTGTTTGTCACTGCTGGGAATTGTACGGTGAAGGTACTAGAACTGGTCTTATCTGCGCCAAAATCTAGCACGCAAACTGTTGGGTTGGTCGTGCCATTAGCCAAGTAAATCAATGCGCCTCTGGCAAGGATTGAACCCGTCCATTGAGCATTTGCAAAAGATAGATACGCAACGCTTCCGCCCGTGGCTCCAACAGTAGGAACTTGAGTAATAGTTAAGGCTTGCCCGCCCGCAGAATAACTGCCACCAGAAGCCTCGCCCGTGCTTGTGTAAGCGGTTGTGGTTTGGTTTAACGTAGCGCTGTTGGTGTATAGCGCAATATTGAATGTCTGGGTACCGTCAAATTTATAGACCCCGTCAAGGACGCCTACCTTAAACGTATTGGTAACCCAGTTGCCGGTGAAGCTCATTACCTGACCCCGTTATTCTGCGGCAAAGGCGCTTGACGATACTGTCCACTACGATACGCATCGCTGCGCTCCAATCCATCTCCAAGGCGACTAGCCAAGGCAAGTGCTTCCTTGTACTTGGTGTCGTACAAGGCAATCAAATCAGTTTCGCCCTTCATGTAGGTATACGCTTCCACTAAACTTCCGTAAAGCAATACAGTATCAAAATTGTCCCCTAGCCAAGTGCTACCTGCTGTTGTAATTGACTCGGGGTAGAAAAAGTAATGTAGTTCTACGTCATACGACGCATCTGGTGTTGGGCCAAGGATAAAAGACAACTCGTTCGTAATCGTGCTGCTTGTTACTGTAGGACCAAACAACGCGTAGTACTTCGGGATGCCAACATCGGTAGTTGGGTTTGGGTACGCCTGACGGATGAAACTCACGTCTTTGTTTAACAGGTATTCGTACGCACCAGTAGCATCCACCACCGCCAAAGAGTAGGTCGATAGAAAATCTGTCGGGGCCGATAGGTATTTGTTTGTGTTGGAGACACTACCCATCACGTTTTTACGTAACGACGGAAATTGAACAGTGTTATAGATACGCTGTTCGGCTTGCTCAATAAAGCGATTCAACTGGGTCGTAGAAGACACGACTGTGCCGTCCGCCAAAGTGGTAGACGGAAACGTATTTTCTGTGTAGGTTTGAATTGCCGTGATGAGTTCTTGGTATGTAATTTACGTCACCTTTTCCAAAGTGTACATCCGTGCCACTTTGCCTTTCTGCTTAACCGCATTGGTTACGCTTGTGCGAAGAACCCCCAAATATTCCGCTGCCGCCTTCTGAGATAAAAAAGAACACTGCAACTCTTGGCAGTATACAGGCTTCCATTTGGCTTGCGCAGAACGTTGACGTCCAATCTTCGGATCACGCTTTGGTTTACACATTTTAATTTTAGAAGGGGGCTTCACCCTTTTTGTGTGATTTGCCCAACGTGCAGCAATACCTATTGCCGCGACTTTTCTGCCACGTTCCGTGGCTTCTTGTGTTTTACCTGCTTTTCTTATACTTTCTACCGCAAGGGCTTTCCATTCTGGGTTAGCCCATCGCAATTTTGCTGCTTCTGACCTTTTTCGTTTGGTTTCCTCTGAAACCACAATCGCCCGCAAACCTTTACCCCCACGGGAGGAGTTATAAACTGGGTTTAAATTGGCGATTATTTGTATTTCTGCTTGGTTTAATTCTTCTGCATCAAACGCGATATATATTTCTTCAACGCAAAAAAATTGTTTTCCATACTCAACTAATGCTTTTTGAAATTTGGCCTTTCTTGCTTTTGTACATATTGCCGTGCGCCAATGCGCTTCCCACCTTTTTTGTACGTACTGACGAGTCTGTCCAACATACTGCTCTCCAGTAGCAGTATTTGTAACTAAGTAAACAGACCCGTATCTCATGTCTTAGCACATCGGTCCGCGTGCCATCACGCCTTTAGTAGCCGCGCCAGTACCACGAATTTTGATACCAGTTGTTTTGATTGGCTCGTTACCAGCAGATTTGCTAATAGCGCCAACAGACATGTCAAGCGTGTCTGCCTTACTGCGGTTTGGGTCTTTGCCGGGGTTTTCTTCCACGCTAACGCTCTTACCAGACATTGTGTGTGGCTTCGCGTACGCGGATGCGGGTAGATTGTTCTTAGCCATATCAGCCTCCGCGTTGGTTGTTTGCGCGAGCCATGTTGCGACCGACAGCCTTCATAGCGTCAGAAGTGACGCCACCTTTTGCCATATTGTGCCTGCGGCTTTCGTGACCTTTAACCATTTTTTTGGCTTCTTTGTCAGCGATTGCTTTGACTTGTTTCTTGTCCATTTCAACTCCTAACTTGTTGCTACCGTAACTGTACCTAATTGCACGACTAAAGCCAAGTTATTTGGCGTTAATGCGGCATCAAAAAACTCTGACCCACCAACGGGATTCCAGCCCCATTGAAACACTCGACTGCCTCCGCCCGTGTACCCATCAGCCAGCGGACCAGACTGTTGGTAACTGTTATCAGGACGGGGGTCCCTCACACCTTGCGGATCATCAACTGGGTACATGCCGAGTTGAAGTTGTGGTTGATCTGGGTCCCAACAGGACGGACAAACCAGCAAGTTATACGTCTTAGTCTTAACGACTTCTTTGCGTAACGATGTCAGCTTGTACCGAAACCCACATCGGTCACACTCAGCAATTGAATTCTTGCCGGATGAAAACCGATTACCCATTAGGTGCTACTCCCAATAAACATCTGACGTGGCACAAGACGGATCGCTGCGCGTTCCTGATCTTCATCCGCTGCTGTCGTCCAAGCCTCGTCATACTGCGCTTTAAGAATTTGAATTCTGTCCATACCGCCCGGCACTTTGAGTGCCAAGTAATACGCTAGTCCTGCTGTCAAGCAGTTAACAAA